CCCGTACGATGCTGGTCTTGTCAACCTCGTTGACCAGATGTGGAATGTCGGGTTGTTCCCTTCACTCAAAAATGGGTGGGACTTAATCCCGCTCTCTTTTGTAGTTGACTGGTTCGTTGACATTTCTAGCAGGCTGAGTGCTTATGATGCTGCGACCTTTTGGTCGTGCAACAAAATCCTCGGCGCGCTGGGATCCCATCGAATCGTCTTTGAAGGTGTACAGGGTGACGTGATTTTCTCGTCACTCAGTAACAGTGCCGGTGTGGCAACCGTTACCGAATACACAAGATTCGCGACGGACACCGTAGTGACACCCCTTTTCTTTGAAGACACTCCGCGTGAATTTAAAAATTACGCAGAGGTAGCAAGTTTGCTGATAGCTAGATCAAAACGATTATAGCGAATCAGCGTCCACGTGTTTGAAGCGTGGGAAAGGAGGACTATTATGTCCAAATCAGTATCGTTTAATTATACCGATACCGCGATCTCCGGAGTAACTTCACTAGCACTCCCTAGGGGTCTAGTGAATTTCGGAGCTGACTGGAAGATCAAAGAACAAGAACCTGAAGAGGCTATTGTTACTAATCTTACCAGTCCCTTAAGTTTCCCCGAGAAGATGCGTTTTAGCACTTCCGAGGTTACAGACGTGTATAAGGGCGCCGGGGTTGACCCCAGCATGTATGCCCCTTCACGTCGCGGCATATCCCTCCTCGGTCAGGTGACCGAAGTATGGACAGTGACAGACTCGGCAGATGCATCCTATCAGGTTGCTCTGCCGGTTAGTGCACATTTAGTAATAAAGGTGCCTAACAATGAGAATATCACACCCGCAATGGTGCAGACACTCCTAGGTAGACTAGTGTCTGGTCTCTATGAGACCGGTTCCACTGGAACTACTAGGATTGCTGCAATGCTCCGTGGTAGTCTATTACCTTCTGATCTTTAGATCGGGGGTAGTAGATGTCCAACTCAAAGAATCAAGTCGTCACGACTTGGGAAATCGTCGAAGCTAAGCTTCGTCGTTCACTTTTCTTGTTCCAGGGTCAAAGATTGTCGGACCAAAATAATCAAATGGTCGCGGACGCACTTTCGCTCTGGTACTTGGCAAGTGACGATCTCCTCCGCTCTGTGGGCATCTCCAGAGATTTTGTGGACAATAGGTGGTTGAACCACGTATCGTCTTTGGATCTCATAGAGGTGTTTTCCGCTCTTAAAGCTGCAGACCTTGCGTTGTTAACGCGGGATTTCGCAACTTACGATGCCTTTAAACAGCATCTTAGAGCTGAATTCCCTTTCATAGGGGACTCATTGTCGCCTATGTGCAGAGTATTCGCCTCCTGGTTTACTTGTGAAGACCAGGACGCTTTCTCCGTTTGCCATTGCTGGCTGTGTTTCCCAAGTCGGTTAAACCTTCCAGGCCTAACCGCTCTCGAGGACACGGCCTTCAATGGCTACCTTGCTCGAGAAGAGTCTCTTCCCTCTGATGGATTTACAGAGGAGGAGGCTTCTCTCATCACTTCTTGGTTCCCTAGGAGCTTGGAATTAGATCAGTTTTATATTGACCATTTCCAGCCCCGTCATGGGAAAGGGGACACCGCCGATGCGGGCCGTTCCAAAGATGCCAAATACAAGGCACTTGGCGCGGATTTGCTTACCAATTACCTCGATAAGAGGGTTGGTGACCAATCCCTTCCTGGCCGTCCCCGTCCACCCTTTCAGAGGGTGGCCAAGTTGGTGTTCGTACCAAAGAGTGTTCTAGGCTATCGAAGTATTTCGATGGAACCTGCTACACTCATGTGGTACCAGCAAGGTGTCTTAGCGGCTTTTGTCTCTGACCTCACGAAGAGGAGGAGGCATCCGCTAAGGAAGCGGTTTCACCCTAGTGACCAAGAATCCAACCGGAATCTGGCGTTTCTGGGGAGTATCGATAGTAGTTTAGCTACGATCGACCTCTCCGATGCGTCCGACTCGGTTAGTTGGGCTATGGTGAAGTTGTGGTTCCGTGATTCCGTGTTATACCGTTGGTTGCTGTGCACAAGATCAAATCTTGTGGAGCTCCCTAACGGTACGACGCTGGCGATGAAGAAGTTCGCACCCATGGGAAGTGCATTATGCTTTCCCACTGAGTGTGTCGTCTTCGCCGCTATCACGGAATGCGCGATAAAGGAGGCTGGGGGAGACCCTATGCATTCTCAGTATAGGGTCTACGGGGACGACATTGTCGTCGAATCCGAGTACGCCTCCGCTGTGATGTCGCGATTGGAG